CGGGCTGTCGAGCACGATCGACACCGGAGCCGACTTGCTGATCACGGCCAAGCAGTCCGCGACCGCGACGAGCGCGACCGACCGCGACCCATACCGCTTGGTGCAACAAGGCATCAACCCGCTCGGGGTCGTGCCGTTCGTGTTCCGCAACGTCAGCAAGCGCAGCAACGACCCGCTGGTGGCCAAGCCGCCGCTGATCGACCTGGCGTGGAAGAACGTGGATGACTGGCTTGTCACCTCGTCGCTCTCGAGCAACCTGCACTGGCACAGCTACCCGGCGCTGTCGATCTCGGGCGCGTCGAGCGACCTGGCCGACGGCACGCAGGAGATCGTCTACGGCGCAGGTGCCACGATCATCAGCCGCGACCCCAACATGCAGGTGGGATTCGTCGAGACGAGCGGCGCGGCCGCTACCAAGCTCATGGAGCGGTTGCGCGACATCCGCACCGAGGAGCAGAGCCTCGGCCTTGCGCCGTTCGTCGAGCAGGTGACCGCAGGCAGCACGGCCACGGCCGTTGACGCCGCTGGCGCGCGAGCGCAGAGCCGCGTGCAGTCGTGGACCGAGCAACTGGAATGGCTGCTCTACGACGCCTACGAAATGGCGATGCTGTGGGAGACCTCGGGCGCGAGCGACGAGTTGCCCGAGTCGTTCGACATCGACATCTTCCGCGACTTCGGTATCCCGACGCGGGCGCAGACCGACCTCCAGACGCTGACTACGGCGCGTCAGTCGAAGGAGATCACGCAGGCCACCTACCTGCGCGAGCTTCAAAAGCGCGGCACGCTTGGCGAGGAAGTGGACATCGAAGCCGAGGTTGCCGAGACGCAGGCCGAAGGGCCGGACCTCGCGGGCATGTCGATGCCGATCCCGCCCGAGCAGCCCGCGCCGCCGATCCAGCCGGAAGTGCCGGACGTTGAGGACGAGCCGGTGGCCGAAGAGGAGGACGAGGCATGAACGGCGACCGCTGCAACACCTGCGGCGCCGTTCTGGTTCACGGACACTGCACCTGCCAGATCAAGGTGGACTGACCATGCGATGCGACCTGTGCAACGAGATCCTCGACTACGGGCAAGAGTTCATCTGCCTAAACCGTTGGTGTATCTCCGTGAACGGCACAGTGCGCATGATGCAGAAGGACAGCCGCAACGGTTACACGTGGGACCCAGAGGCCAGCAAGGGCGGCGTGCTGCCGTTGTGCTGGCCGCACTGCGCTTCGACCTACATCGACGGGCAGATCATCGAGCTTGCCTACGACCAGAAGCAGAAGCGCCATGGCTGAACCAGACGATCCCAAGCAGAACGTCAACGCGCGCATGCAGGACCGCGCGATCCGTCACGCCATCTACCTCGAACGCTACTACGCCACGGCGACGCAGCAGGTGGTCGGCTACCTCAACGAAGAGGTCTACCCCGACCTTCTGGCCAAGCTCGCCGTCCGCCTCGAACGCATCCGCCTTCGCGGCGTGGACTCCGGCTTCGCCACGACCAAGCGATACGTGACCATGCTGGCCGACATCAAGGCGATGCTGAAGGGAGGGCACGACGAAGCGCGCAAGATGCTGGCCGAACTCATGCGCGAGCTAGCCAAGGTCGAGGCGCGCTGGCAAGAGGGCATGATCGGCCAGTCGATCCCGAAGGAAGCGCACGTGGTCGTGCTGCCCGATGACACGGTCAACCTGCGCATTGTGCAGCAGGTCGTGGATCAGCCGATCCAGGGCAAGCCGATGAAGAAGTGGTGGGATGACCTGACCGCGCGCACGCAAGAGAAGATCACCACCGAGATCGGCAAGGGCTTGAGCCAGGGCGAGACGGCCGACCAGATCGTGCGTCGAGTTCGAGGCACGCAGGCCAACGGCTACCGCGACGGCGCACTGAACGCGACGCGTGAGCAGGCTGCGGCCATCGTGCGCACGACCAGTAACCACGTGACCACGCAGGCGCGCGAGGTCACCTACGGCGAGATGGAGTCCGTGCTCAAGGGCGTGCAGTGGGTGGCGACCCTCGACACGAAGACCTGCCCGATCTGCGGCCCGCTCGACGGCAAGGTGTTCCAACTCAAGGAAGGCCCGCGTCCGCCTGCGCACTGGAACTGCCGCTGCACGACAGCGCCGGTCACCAAGTCGCTGGCCGAGATCATCAAGGGCAGCAAGGCCAAGAAGGCCGAGGCCGCCGAGTTGTCCGCCTCGACGCGCGCGAGCATGGACGGCCAGGTGCCCGATGCCGTGACCTACAACGACTGGGTCAAGCGGCAGCCGAAGGACGTTCAAGACGAGATCTTTGGCCCAGGCCGGGCGCGGCTCCTGCGCTCGGGCCAGATTTCTCCCAAGGATTTGGTGACCAAGACCGGACGCCTGCGCAGCCTCGACGAACTCAAGGACTCGTAGGCGCGGCCTGGTCCGCCCTCGACCGCTTGTGGTCGTGCTCGAGTAAGCGCGAAGGATTCTCGACGCCGCCGGCCGATGCCGAAGGAATCACCGCTCAACTCGCGCAGCGGAAGTGCCGATAGCTTGGGCATGATCCGCCCTCTCTCGTTGGTCCTGCTCCTCTGCTCTGTCCTGTCCGCCCAGATCCGCCTGCGCGACGTTGACGCTGCTCGCCGCGAGCTGCGCCCGTGGCTCGACGCCGTGGCCATGGTCGAAAGCCAGGCCGATGACCAGGCCGTCGGCGACGGCGGCAAGGCGATTGGCCGCTTCCAGATCTGGGAGGTCTACTGGTCGGACGCCTGCCAGGTCTGCCCGGCGCTGCGCGATGCGGTCTACCAAGACGTGACCGACCGCGTCTACGCGGAGCGCGTGGTGGTCGCTTACATGCTGCGCTACTGCCCGCAGGCTGTGGCGGACAAGGACTGGGAGCGGCTCTCCCGCGTCCACAACGGCGGCCCGCGCGGCCATCGCAAGCAGGCGACCGTTGGCTACTGGCGGAAGGTCCAAGCGCAGCTTGAGCGATCCTGAGCGATTAGGGGACTTGTGCGCCCGATCGGAAGTCGATACCTTTCCGACTGATGGCATTCCGCATCGTCGCAGACAAGGACTCTGATCTTCCCGAAGGGCTGCGCGCCCATGCAAAGCAGGAGGGTGACCGTTGGGTCGTTGCCTCGCTGCCAGAAGGATGGGAAGTGGGAGACACCGTTGGCCTGCGCAAGTTCCTCAGCGAGGAGCGCACGGCGCGGAAGGCCGCAGAGAAAGCCCTCCAGGCTTACGAGGGCATCGACGACGCGGCGGCAGCTCGTGAAGCTCTGACGCAGATGAAGGCGGGGTCGCTGAAGTCTGCGAAGGAGATCGAAGAGTTCCGCAAGCAGTTGGAGACGAAGGTGGCCGCTGACCTAGCGAAGAAGGACGCCATGGCGCACGGTCTGACCAAGCAGCTCACCGAGCTGATGGTGGACAACGCCGCACAAAAGGCGATCGCTGAAGCGGGCGGCAACCTCAAGCTGCTGTTGCCGATCGTGAAGGCAGCAGTGAAGGCCGAGACTACTCCAGACGGGCGTCTGGCGGTGTCTGTGGTCGATGACTCGGGAAAGGAACTGGTGAGCAAGGCCGCGGGCGCGACCTCTCCCATGTCCATCAACGAGTTCGTTCATACGTTGCGAGAGCAGGCCGAATACAAGGTCGCCTTCGCAGGTTCTGGAACCGGGGGCTCCGGTTCCACGTCTTCGACCGCGGGCGCGGTTCGGGCGTCAGTCCCAGGATCTCTATCCGCGAGGGAGCTGTTCGACCGTGCCAGTATGCAACGGTAGCGAGCTTCTGGGAGCCGCTGTGACGCTTCCTCGTGGGCAAACACCCATTGAGGAAACCTCATGGCCGTTACTCTTCTCCAGTCCGCTCTGACTGCGGAAGCCAACGGTGAGTTCAAGAAGGCGGGCGTCCTGCGGACGTTCGTCGATAGCTCGCCGCTGCTCGCCGCATTCCCCATGCTGCCAATCCAAGGCAGCGCTTTCGCCTGGACGCGCCAAGCTTCGCTCGGCTCGGCAGGCTTCCGTGCCGTCAACGGTTCCTATTCGGAATCGGCAGGCACCGTTGAGACCCGCACCGTTGCGATGAAGATCATCGGTGGCGACCTCGACGTTGACGAGTTCCTGGTCCAGGCTCACGGCCCGGCCCACCGCGCGATCCAAGAGCAGGCGAAGGCCGCGCTCATCGCGCAGACGATCAGCTACCAGATCATCAAGGGATCGGTCACGACGGCTGGCGGTGCTACGGCGGACGCCAACGGCTTCGATGGCTTGCAGGTCCGTTACGGTGGCGGCTTTGGCTCGTCCCCGGTTGTTGACGGCGGCGAGAACGCTGGCCAGATCTTCGCCAACGCTGGTGGCGGTGCGCTTTCGATGCGCTCGCTCGACGAGGCAATCCAGGCGGTCGAGAATCCGACGCACCTGCTGATGGCCAAGAAGATGCGCGTGAACATCCAGGCGTATCTGCGCGGCAGCTCGTCGGTGCAGATGGTCAAGGACGAGTTCGGCCGTCTTGTGACGACCTACAACGGCCTGCCCATCCTCGACGCGGACGTGCTCGGCACGGTCAGCGGCCTTGAGCAGATCGGCTTCAACGAGAACAACGACAACAGCACGTCGATCTACTGCTTGTCGCTCACGGACATGGGTCTGTGCATGCCCACGGTCGGCGGTGTCCAGGTGCGTGACCTGGGCGAACAGAACGCCAAGGCGGTCCGTCGCACGCGCGTCGAGATGTATGCGAACATCGCAGACATCCACCCGCGTTGCGTGTCCCGCCTCTACGACATCAGCGACGCAGTCGCCATCGCCTGATCCAAGGAGGACAACAACATGGCTTTTCAAACTCACAATGTCACCCTTGACAGCGGTCTTGAGCTCAAGGCCGCTGGCTTGGTGGCGTCGGACGCTTCGGGAGCTTCGCTTTCGGGCGGCGTCGCCTATGTCGATCTGACCGGCGCGGCTAACGCTTACGCTCGTTTTGCCGTCGTCATTGATTGGACGGCGTGCGAGGTCGCTACTGGCGACGAGGTCTACGACATCCAGGTCTTCGGATGCGCGGCGACCAACTTCACGACCGACTACATCCTGTGCTCGCGCAAGTTCGGCGACGCGTCGGTCACGTTCCAAGGCAACGACACGCCTCC